ACTTACTGTTTTGTTACGGACAACAATATGCCTACCTTTAAAAGCAGTAACATAATCCCATATAGGTCCTGGTTTTACAGTAATATCGGGAGAAGTTTTAAAACCTGAACTACCAGAAATAATTTCTACATCTCGTAGGTATCCGTTTTCTAATTTTGTTTTTGTTTCAACATTTCCGTGTGAAAATGATAATATCGGATCACAATATTTTATGCCAGGTCGTTCAACTTTAATTTTATCTATTTTAAATAATGTATTAACTGTTATGTTACCACTACCAATTTTTGTTGTTGGTATTATATTTTGTGTAGAAGGTAAAATACTATAATCTCCTGAATTAACAACATCAAATTCGGGAACATTATTTTCAACACTTGTAATCTTAAAGGAAGCAGGAAACATAAATGCACCACCAGGTATTGTATATAGAAAACCAGGAAAAAGCGCATGATTGGTAGAACTTACAAATTCTACATGCTCTAATGACATTATTGCTCGAACAGAGCCTCCTGCACCTACTGTTGTATATGGCATAGGAGCAAAAATTGAGAATTGATTTTGTTCAAGATTGGCTGATTGGACTAAAGTACAAATAGCCGTGTTATTATCAATATCTGTAACAATGGCAGTCCTGAGACTTTTAACCTTATAATCTTTTACAGATTTTGCGCCTTTTATGTTGCATTTACAAGGTAAATGTGCTAAAATATACTTTTTAAGAAGGTCGGCGTTTCGCATACAGTATTTATGGTATTTTATGGAATTAAGAAAAGCACTAAACGGAATAGATAGAAAGAATAAAAAATTATATAGTACTTTAACTGAAAAGGAAAAGAAAGATTTTAGTCCTTGGCTGTTAATGCGGTATATATCTAATATAAAAGAAGGGCCTTGGAGACTTTTTTATCATCATTTAGTTATGACAAACGAATTCGTTAATGTTCATTTTAGTGATTTACGAAAGCATGAAGAACTCCAATGGTTATTACTTCAACTTGTTGGTACAGGTAAAAACTTTTTTCATGAATTTATTAGTCCTGGAAAAAAAAGTAAAAAGAATAAAATTAAACTATGGTTAATGGAAGTATTACCAACAACAAAAGAACGTGATATAGACACGTTAATAGAATTAAATACGAATACGAGTATTAAAGATTATGCAAAGCAACACGGTATCAGTGATAAGCAAATCAAAAAAATCTTTAGTTGATTCTTTTATATGCAAATATTGCGGTAAAAGTTTTAAAAAAGAAAGCACTCTTGCAGTTCATTTATGCGAACAAAAACGCAGAGCAGGGATGTCTAAAGAACAACACGTTAAATTGGGATTTTTTATATATTTAAATTTTTACCAATTTACAATGCCCCAGCAAAAAACACAAAAAGATTATACTGGTTTTGCTCAATCTAGATATTTTATGGATTTTATTAAATTTGGTAGGCATGTTTTAGATTTACAATTAACTTCTGACTTACAGAAGGAATTTATAAATTATGTCGTTATAGAATCTATAAAATTAAAAGATTGGATAAAAGGAGAAACATTTGATAAATTTCTTAAAAAATATTTAAGTTATGAATCAGCTTTTAGAGCAGTTGAGCGGGCAATATTAACAGCAGAAGAATGGGAGTTAAAAGAAAATGAACATTGGACAACATTTTTTGATAAAGTTTCAACATTTAATGCAGTACATTTTATATGCACCGGACGCATTAGTCCTTGGGTCATTCTTGGTACTAATAGCGGTAATCGGCTTCTTCGAAGGTTAAACGAAGAACAATTAGCATTAGTGGAGAAATTTATAGACATATCTTTTTGGGAAAGAAAAGTAAAAGAGCCTGATGATGGTTTAAAAATCATAGACGAATATTTTCATGACTGATATTGATATTGATTTTAAAGATCGTACTAGTATTCTTAATAAGTTACATCACATTCCAGCATCTATTATTAAAGATAATAATGTTGTTCGACATAATACTGGCATATATTTTCATGAAATTCCAGTTGATCCATTTACAGGTAATGCTACATTAGATTATAAAAAAGCAGAAGAATTAGGATATTTTAAAATAGATTGCCTTAATGTAAACATGTATAAGGATGTAGAAAACGAAGAGCATCTACAGCGATTAATAAATGCCGACACTGATTGGGAGTTATTTCAACACAAAGAAATAGTAGAACAATTATTTCATATACATGATCATTTTAATATAGTTTCGCAACTGAAACCACAATCTGTAGAACAACTTGCTATGGTGCTTGCGATCATAAGACCAGCAAAGCGATCACTACTGGGAGAATCGTGGCAATCGATACAAAAACAAGTATGGCTAAAACCAATCGATAATTCATATTATTTTAAAAAATCTCATGCTATAAGTTATGCCTTAGCAATTGTAGTGCAATTAAACTTACTTGTTGAATCAATCAACTTTTCTAACTAATTGTATTTGACGCCGTTTAATTCTTTTTTTCAAAATATTTGCTAAACTAATAGAAGGCCCATATAAAACTTCGAAATCTTTGGCGTTAAATGTCATAAGACTATATTGAAATTCTTCAAATCTAGATTTAAGAACAATGTTAATTGGTATCATCCGATTTGATTCTACCCACCATTCTTCTCCTAGTTTTAAAAAATTTTCTTTTTCTTTTGTGGCATTTAATTTAGAATAAACGTAAACTGAACACACGGTGTTGCTTTGATTTTGAACAATTCCGACATATTCCCCGCTACCGTGTTTACATAAACTTAAAAATGGGAATCTATCTAGTAATTTTTTATGTTCGTCTGTAACTTCCATATTACCTCTTCAGAGTATTTATGATAAATAATTACAGCAGGTATAGCAATGGCACAATCATTAACACTATATGATTACACCCATACTCAACATTTACTGTTGATTAGCGGACCCTCAAAAACGAGAAATGCGCCAATGAACAACAGAATATTAAAAGTTTATAAGGGTGTGGATAATACAATTAACTTTGATGTAAAAAACGAGGACCGAAAACCCGTTAAATTAACTAGTCAAATTATTAAAGCAAATTTAGTTAGTCATCAAAACAAACAACTTATATTTTCTAGAACCTGTAAGGTAGAAGACGACCATGCAGGTAAAGTTCAACTTACTATTTTAGATTCTGATGTTGCAGGTATCGATGAAGGACTATACGATTTAGCATTTACTTATACTAATAACGAAGGATCTACCAAACCATTATTCACAGATCATAATGATAAACAAACAGCAACAATCCAAATATTAGATGGCTCGTTACCTAAACTGTCATCTACGGTTATTATTGATTCGTTTGCAAAGGATCCACAGAATAATGGCCAACCAAATGTAAATCAAATGTATAGTAGCGGTTATGCTGGAGATGCTCAGAGTAACGATAGTAATGGATTGCATACTTTTGCGGCATATACCACATCATTTACTGGTAAATTGTATGTCGATGGAACATTAGAGGCATATGCTGATTCAAGTGCTGGATGGTTTCCAATACGAATAGGATCGGTTACAGATTATGTTTCATTTTCTGCTCACACCGGAATAATTCCGTTTAACTTTTCTTCTAACATAATGTGGATAAGATTTTCGTTTCTTGCCGATTCAGGAACATCTGGGGTTGACAAAATTCTTTTTAGAACGTAAAATAAGTACATGAATATTGTTCAAGATTTAGTATCATCATACTTACCTCTTGGCTCTAAAAGGAGTCCGTCTGGTTGGATAACGTTAAATTGTCCAATGTGTACTCAATTTGGTCAGCCTAGGCCCGATACACGGAAACGTGGCGGGGTTATGTTTGCTGATGACTCTGTAGTGTATCATTGTTTTAATTGTGGATTTAAAGTAGGATGGAAACCTCCACAAAGATTTACTGATAGGTTTAAAAAATTACTCAAAGGGTTAGGAGTACCACGAGAAAAAATACAGCGATTAACATTAGAAATTTTACGGAAGGCAGACGAAACTGATGCCACAGCATTTACAAAAAAGAAAGAACAAAGTATTACTCCGAATTGGCCCGAAATAATATTACCGCCAAATTCAAAACCTATATTTAAATGTGAGCCAACACAAGAATTTATTAATGCTGTCGAATATGTTGCTAGTAGGGGGTTGTTAGATTTAACAGAATGGTATTATAGTCCGTCTGATTTTGGGCAAATGAAAAATAGAATAATATTACCGTACAAATATAAAAATAAAATTGTAGGATATACCGCTCGTTGGATAGGCGAAAAACAATATAAATATCCTAAGTACTACCAACAACAAAGTAGAGATTTTGTTTTCAATTTAGATGCACAGACGAAAGAAAGAAAATATGTTATAGTTGTTGAAGGACCATTTGATGCAGTTGCCGTTGATGGTGTTGCTATAGGTGGTAATAAAATTAATTATAGACAAGCAACTATAATTAATCAATTGAATAAGGACGTTATTTTTGTACCAGATCAAGACAAACCAGGAATGGAGATGGTTAGACAAGTTGTTGATTTAGGTTGGTCTGTTAGTTTTCCTCCATGGGATGAAGCAAAAGATTGTGCCGAAGCAGTATTGGCATATGGTAGATTATTTACATTAACTAGTATTTTAGAATTTACTGAATACAACACAATAAAGATTCAAGTTAAGGCAAAACAATGGAAGTAGGCGAAAAAGAATATACTGAAGATATGCAAAAACTTTATATTGAGTTTTTGTTATCGGATTCAGAATTATATGCAAGATGTCAAGCAATTTTAAGTGCAGAATATTTTGATAGAAAATTTAGAAAGAGTGTTAAGTTTATACAGGAACATGTAAACGGATATTCTGTTGTACCAACTCCCGAACAACTTAAAGCACAAACCGGTGTAGAATTTACACTGGTTAAGGATATAGATGCACGACATGACGAATGGTTTTTAGATGACTTTGAACAATTTTGTAAACACAAAGCACTTGCAAATGCAATTCTTAATTCAACTGATTTATTAGAAGAAAATCAATTTGGTGCAGTTGAAAAACTGATCAAGGATGCAGTACAAGTTAGTTTAGCAAAAAATTTAGGAACAGATTATTATACAGAACCTGCAGAAAGATTACGTAATTTAAAAATACTAAACGGAGGCACAAGCACTGGTTGGCAAACAATGGATTCGAAACTGTTTGGTGGATTCAACAAAGGTGAACTTAATATATTTGCAGGAGGTAGTGGAGCAGGTAAGAGTATATTCCTGCAAAATCTTGCATTAAACTGGTCGCTAATGAGGTTAAATGTTGTATATATAAGTTTAGAGCTTAGTGAAAACTTAACCGCTATGCGAATGGATGCAATGAATACAGGCTATTCAACACGGGATTTATATAAAAATTTAGATGATGTTGACTTACGTATTAAAATGCAAAAGAAAAAAGCAGGATCAATTCAAATAGTACAATTAGCAAGTGGTTGTACAGTAAATGATATACGGGCATACTTAAAAGAATATACAGTACAAACAGGTATACGACCTGACTGTATATTAATTGATTATTTAGATTTAATGATGCCAGCACAAAAGAAAGTACCTCCAAGTGATTTGTTTATTAAAGATAAATTTGTTAGTGAAGAACTTAGGAATTTGGCAGTAGATTTAGATATATTATTTGCAACAGCATCACAATTAAACAGGGGTGCAGTAGACGAAATTGAATTTGACCATAGTCATATTGCAGGCGGTCTTAGCAAAATACAAACAGCAGATAATGTTATTGGTATATTCAGTTCACGAGCAATGCGAGAACGTGGACGAATACAAATACAATTTATGAAAACTAGGTCCAGTAGTGGCGTAGGACAAAAAGTCGACTTAGAGTTTGACATTAATACGTTGCGGTTGCGGGATTTATCTGAAGAAGATCAGGAAGAACAAACGTCTAGTTCGATATTTGAAAGTATTAAAAAGAAATCAACTATGAATAAAATACATGAAAATCAAATAGTAGACGAATCGGTAGATCATGCTGACAAATTAAAATCATTATTGAAAAGTATAAACTAAAACCTTTAATAATGAATCTCTCCCCTCATTTGTAATAGGTCTGCTTTGCCACATGCTGGTTACTGCTTCTGAAGCATTATGTTTAATTTCTTCACCCATATTTGCATTATCGGGATGTAAGGCTAGAGCAGGAATAGCCTCAATAGCCATAGTAATTGGTGTTATGTCTTCAACTGGGGCGGAGGCCTGATGAAATTGTTCTAGTTCGTCGTCAGTATAACCCCCTAGTCTATAAGGACTAGGATTTCTTTCTAATAGGTACGCTCGCATATTAGTATTTATAGCTAAATATACAAAAGAGGTTTACGGCTTTGGAAAAACAAACTAAAAGTATTTTAGAAGAAATAAATTCTATTATTCCTAAAAAAGATAAAAATATGATCGTTGAATCTAGAGCTGATCATGTTATTACAAGTGTTATTAATTTAGTTCATCTTATTAAAGAAACCTACACTGAAGAAGATGCACAAGATTTAACAAAAAGATTGTTTAACTCCATTAAGACCGAGGATCCTCGAAAGTTTAACCGCGGTATGAATAGAGTTAAAAATGAAAATAAAAGATATACTTAATAATTTTAAACCTTTCAAACGTAGAAAATACAAAGGTCCGGGACGAGTAAGTCGTCGCATTGGTAAAGAATTTCATCGAAAAAAATCCGCAATAAAAGCAATTTGTGAAACAGTAAGTGCAATTTATGAAGGTGGCAATGTCTTTGGTGATAATACTGAACGAATTGATCGCGAAAATATACAACCTACTTTACAAAGATATTTTTTAGAATTAAAACAAGTATTTCCAAAAGCTAATATAAATCCTAAAAATTTTGTACCTGTTGGTTCTGTAGGAAAGACTCCTACAAGTGGCGATATCGATCTAGCAATAGATGCAACTTCAATGTTTCCAAAAGGCATTGAAGATTCATACCAAGATTGGAACATAACTCCGCCCCAATTTACAGAACGATTTGATTTACTTAAAAAACGAGCAAGAGCTTCTTCAGACGAACAAGTTGCTGTAAAAGCAATATTACAATTAATTAGTGAATATGTAAACGAACATGCACCTAATATACATATGGAACCAAAAAAGGTTCAACCAGGCCAGGCATTTGGAATGTTCCCTCAATTTGATACACAAGGTAATAATCTAAACGTAGGAGTACAAATTGATTGGATGGTAGGACATTTACCTTGGCTTAAATTTTCATATGGTTCAGTAACACCTCCTACTGAAGGACAATCACAAAATGTAAAAGGATTGCATAGAACACAATTAATGTTAGCAATGTTTAATGCTCAAGGGTATTCTTTTAGGCATGTGTATGGTGTAATGAATATGGAAACAAAAGAAATAGAAGCAGACACACCCGACGAAGCTCTTAATTTACTTAACAGCCTTTATGATATGAATATAAGTGTTGAAGAATTAAGTAGTTATCATGAATTACATAATGCTATTAAAGATCATCCAATGTATGAAGAAGTATTGGATGTATATTTAAAAATATTAGATACATCAAGAACAGACGTTCCTGAGGATATGCAAGAATATTGGGTTAACAACCAAAAAAAATTAGGGCTAACAGGTAAATTTTTACCCGATGATAGTAATTTAGACCAATATAGGATTACATAATGAAAATAAATGAAATAACTGAAGGTCTTTGGGACTTGCTATTTGGAAAATCAAAAATAGATGTTGATAATCCTCGTTCTGTAAAAGAAATAGAAACAAATTTACAAAATAAAGATCTTTCTATTAGGGAAAAACTAATGTTACAATCAGAACTTAACAACGCTATGATCAAGCATCTTCGCCCGCCAAAAAGAAATCGTGAAACAAGTCGCCCAGGAGTGAGACCAGAAAAATGAAAATAAATGAAATCTGTAAACCAACAATATTACCTGATGGGGCCGAAGCATGTGTTGTTCCTATGAAAAAAATGTCCACCGATGATTGGAAAAAAGAAGAAGAACAATGGAAGCAGGCAGACATTGAGGATGAGAAATTTTATAGGATGAAGGGCCACGCAGAACGAAATGCACGTCGTCTTAAAGCTAAACAGGTAGCAAGGCCAGCGGTAGGTAATTAAAAATGAGCGGAGTAGCAGGCGGAGATAGAATTGAGGCCCCACATGTTCGGCCAACCACAGATAATTATGTTAGTAGTGTCTTGAGTAAATTTCCAGGATTTACTAGTGCAGACATTAGTGGTAGTTTTAATTATGGAAATAGAGAAGACTTTGGTGATATTGATTTAATCGTTCATATTAAAGGTGATGATAAAAAAAGCATTAAGCAACAATTGGCAAAGTATTTTGCATCACTTCCTGATTCAACTATAGTTCCTTTTAAAAGTCCTAAGTATAAAGGCCGCAAATATTATAACGCAGGCGAACTAGTTAGTATATTATTTCCCCAATCTAGTTATTCAGATAAAACAGTACAAATAGATAACATTGTTGCAATAACCCCAGAAGAATCAATTTACAAACGACGTTTTTTAGACTATCCTGCAGAAAAGCAAGGGTTAATGATTGGCTTAATTAAAACAATTATGTTAGAAGAACAACCTGAAGCAGTATTCAGTAGAATGGGTATTGATGCCCCTCCATTGGAAGAAAATCAAGAATATGAATTTAATTTAAGTGGGGTTAGACTTGAGTTACGAATTGTTACATTAGGCGAAAATTATAAAGAATTAAATAGAAAATCTGTATGGCAATCAATGAGTTGGAATGATGTTGTAAGGTTGTTGCAAAAATATGATCTAAATGCTGAATTTGAAGATTTAGTTAGAGACGTAAAATTATCATTAGCAAACCCTAGAAGCAAGCATAGAATAAAAGGAATGTTTAATAGTTTAGTAACAATTAAATCCGGCGAAGTAGGAACAGCAAAAGCAGAGCGTAAAGCAACAACTGCCAAACTAATTGACAAAACATTTTCAGAGGGTTTAACTTTTATTAATACTATTACAGAAAGTAGATTGTTTCACCAAAGATTTACAATTGAAAAATATGATGGTAGAGAAGTAGCAGACTTAGCATTTATGCAAGCATTGGCATTATATGTTTTGCTTTATGAAGATAGAAGTTATGCAAAACAATATGCAACAAAGACAATAGCATTTGTAAATTTTAATAAATTTAGAATATCAGAAACTGATATGTATTTGACATATTATTTGATAATGAGCGACGAAGAAAAAGCGAAAGATTTAATAAATGATAAAAATAATATGTTAAGTAGAGTTAGAATTGATTATCCACAACTTAAAAAATTCTTTTATGAAATTAGAAGTGGTGATGTAAATTCTAGTTTTATAAAACGCTTTCTATTAAGATTAGAAGGTGATTTAAAAATTGTTAACAGTAAATTTAGAGCATGTAGGCGTATAGTACAAGAATGGCCATTAGCAACAAAACATCAACGCCATCTCGTCATTACAACCATGCTTCATTTCTTTAGATTAAAGTCAAAACGCCTAGATATGATGATTGAGCTAGAAAAACTGTCATCAGATGATAAATAATTAAAATAGATTACATTTAGGAGAAAATAAATGGTAGATTCTAAAGCAGGAGGCGTAGCAGTAGGCGGCCTCCAAGGAACAGCAAATGCTGGAGCATCTGAATTTTCAGGTGCAAATTTTACTTATGTACAAATTGATTCATTAAGTTATGATTGGACAGCGGCAGTTGCATCAACTAATGCAGACAGTTCATTGGCTAAATTAGTCCAATGGGTAAGTCAGAAAGCTACAGTTGTTGCTATTAATGGAGCAACAGCCGGATTAGTTTATATAATCTGTGAAGGTCCATTTGGTTGGGGCAATAGCGCCGCATTGGAAGCATCAATAGAAGCCACAGTAGCAAATGGCGGATTAGGTGCTACAGGTTTGACGGATAGCACAGGAACCGCAGTTGCTATGGATGATGTAACCGCTCTAGTAAGTGATGCACTTATATTAGGCTTAACATAATAGATTAGGCGTATAACGTATAACATAAAAGCGTTCATTTTTATAGTGAACGCTTTTTTTGTGACCTCTACGATAAATACATTAACAGTTTGATTTTGGAGAAAATAAATGGTAGTAACAAAAGCCACATTTCAAGGTGAACAATTCGAAAATGTCTCCAGGAATCTAGAGTTTTTCATCCTTACAACAGCAATTGATATTAGCGAAGCGACAGGGCCACAGAATTTAAATAGATTTTTACAGGCCATTATGCTTCGATGTAATCCGATAATTATGTCGATTGCCGCAACAACAGGTGCCGCGGCCCCAGCACACGAAGGTGGAGGCGCGATGTTTGGTACAGGATTTTCTGGAAGTAATTATAGTTACTGGACAATGAAATTCAGTACAGATTATCCGAAGGCATATTCAGGAACAGCAACAATAGGTGCTGATTATTTGGCGACAAGCCAAACACAGGCAAGTGCTGATTTAGTATATCACTTATCAAATGATTTAAAAGGTATTGCGATAGACATCGTAACGGCGACGATGGGAACTAGTGGATCGATAGGCGGATTTACCTGGAATACAACCAACGATTATATTAATACAACCGAACAAGGTGACGACGTTAATAGAAATACATATATTTCTAAAACTGACATTCTTTAATATTAATACTCTCTGAGCAATCAGAGAGTATTTTCTTACCATATAATTCTACGTGAAAACTTAATAAATAACTTAGCAGTAAAAAACTTAGGCTATTAATGGCAAATACAGGCCCGAATCGATATTACTCAGTGTAATATAAAAACACCAGTAAAAGTGGTTTGGAAAACATGTCCGATATTGAATCAGAGAGCTTAGAAGCTCATGTAGAGTTGTGTGGTGAACGATATTCACGACTCGAAGAAAAAATAGATGATGTTGTAAATCGCATTGAACGAGGCTATGTCCGTTTTGATAAAATGGAAAAATCGTTAGATGTAATTCAAGAATTTGCAACAAATCATCACACAGAACGATTTAAGGCAATCGATACCCGCCAAAGGGCCTTGGAATCTCGTATGTCTAGCACTAATAAACTTATA